TTCTTTGTTTGGTAACAGGGAGTCCAACCAGTTTTTAATTTCAGAACCGACCAAAATTTTGCCATTCTTTGTAAGCATCGTTGGGACACGGGTAATTTTATTACGATACGCAGGTGGAATACCTTGTGTATTGATATTATGGTAATGTACTAACTGCTTGAGTTGTTGGTGTTGGTTAATATATTCAATCACATCCATGGAGTGTTTACATCTTGGGCTATATATCAGTAGTGACATTCTAATATGTATATGGTATTTTTGAAAAAAAAATTAACGCATATTAGTAAAGATGAACAAGTTACTTTTGACGGTCATCGTTCTTGTGATTGTCCTGTTGCTTACGACAAACCGAGAACCATTCACTGAGATTTTTGGGTTTTCAGGATACACCAAGCCAACTGGCTCTATAAAACTTGATGACGCCAGACCAGATTTCACTGGTTACATTCAGGCGGAAGCCGACGTTGATAACAACATGATGGAAGAATTTGTTCTTCAAACGAACCGTGAAATTTCAAGGCGAACTGGTCTATGCACATACATCATTGAAACAACCGAGTTGAAAAAATACACTAACAATAAAAATGATAAAGAGATTTACGAATGCGTGTTTATGGTTGTGAAGAATAGTGGTTTTGCTTACGGCTTCTCAGTTGTTGCGTCGTTTGAAGTTGTTGACGGAATAGCTACATTGATGTCTCTTCGTTCTCAACCACTTGATGTTCAGACTGTCTCGGATGTGTCTCCCTTTGTTGATGGTCAAGCTGGACAGGAATTTGTTAACTATGATCTCGTTAAGGAGAAAGCTGTACCAACTGTGGGTGAGTTAGAAATGACAAAAAATAAATTACAGTAATTGTAATGCTCAGCATCAATGATGTTACAAAACTTGATGACAAGAGAAAACAAATCAAAAAAGAGATCTACACAAGGATCTATGAACAGTTTTCTCGTAAAATTAAACAATGTGTAGAACTGGGTCATAAACAGGTATTTCTCATAATTCCTAATTTTGTAGTTGGATACCCAACCTTTGATAGAATTGCAGCTGCGCGATACATAATGAGGCAATTACAACTTGGTGGTTTTATTGTACAACACATAAACGATCACGAATTGTACGTTTCTTGGGATATTCCCAAAAAGAAAAAGGAAAAGATTCCTCAACAAGACGAAGAAGATTTCCCAAATCTCATAAACCTCAAGAAGATGGCTGATAAGTACAGGAGGAGTGCGTAGGACAGCCACTATTAAAAACACACTCAATGATAAATGGACAACCTTAATATATTGGTAGAAGCTCGTAAGGAGTACCTTGGCCAGTTATGTATTATCACGTGTCCAGCTATGATTGAAGTATTCCAAGATATGTATGATGAAGCGACTAAACTTTCCAAGGGGCGAAAGACACTCATTATGTATCAAAAGCTCTTGAAAGAAGTCCCAAACTGGTCCAATGCGATGTCAAAGCAACACTCTGATAACATCACAAACCGATGTGCTTGGTACAGTGACCTCTTGGCAGCAGTATTTGTTGCATGTACCAAAATTCTTTCGGCGGTTCGTTTGAAGGCGGACAACAAGAAGATTGCTCTCAAGCTCCCAAGCAATGAAGTTTTTATTCAAAGTTGCTACAACAATGTTGCAAAGGACCTTTACAGGGACCCTTACATTTTCCATGAAGAACAAAACGAATATGTTCGTGACGATATTTTGAACAAGCGTTTCTCTACTTGTATTGAAGCTACGGTCAAGGAACTCATTCCAGTACAGGAAATTCTCCAAACTTACATGACTCAAGAAACGAAGGACATTGATCTTGATGCTGAAGTTCATGATGCGGTGGATCCAGATGTTTTCGAAGGTGGCGAAGGTTTATCAGAACCGGAGCCACTTCCAGAAGATATACAGGAAATGGAGCCAATGGAGCCAATGGAGGGTGCTGAACCAGAACCAGTTCAACCAACTGGTCTTGAAAACGAATTTAAGACTGTTCCGGGTGTTCAAGCTCCAGAACTAGAACCTGAAATTGAGTCAATGGAAGTTCCTCTCCAACCCGAACCCGAAGACGAAGGTGTCTTCTTTGGCGATGCCCCAGAACAGCGTGTAAAAAAAACTGCGTATAATTAAATGGAAGATCTCTCCGAATATCTCCGAGACCCAGTAAGCGCTGCCCTCATTGCCGCCGCCATCACCGCGGGTTACATTCACATCAAAGCTCAACTCAATAACGAAGGTAAGTTGGAACTCAATAAATACACTAAACCAGCCGCTCTTAATGCGATCCTTGTTTATTTCATTGTTTCTAATGGACTTGGTCAGAAAGAGGCTATCTCTAATGAACCTTTCTAAACTTAAAGATTAAACCGTTAGTATAAGAAAATGGCGTCTGTCACCGCGTTTAATGACATGCTCTCCCAATTTCTTGTGGAATTGCACAAGACTTTTCCAGATGAAACCGGAATCAAGAAGATGACTACATCTTTTGAAATGCTCAAACAAACAAACCCACGACTTATTGTTGATGGTTTCATGAAAGGTGTTAGTCCATACGCCGACAAAATCTCCGCCAATGATGAAAAGTTCATTCTTGAAGAGATTGAAAAGATCGAATTATTGAAGGATCTCAACATCAAGAGCTATTGGGCTCGTATGAGTTCAAATACAAAGGCTGCGACATGGCAGTATCTTCAAACTCTCTATATGCTTGGTACTACTATTACCGCTATTCCAGCCGAAACTCTCAGTCTCATTGAAGGTATCGCCAAGGATTGTGCCGACAAGATGCAAACCGAAGGTGGTGAAATTGATCAGGATGCCATCATGAAGATGATGGGAAGTATGCTTGGTGGTATGGGTAAAAAATAAACCTCAAGTTATACTAAATGAAGGCTTGGTTTGACGATCCTCAGCAGCTAATTAGAGTTGATCAAGTTACTCAATTCTGGCCAAACCATAATCAAACTCCAGAAGATAGAATTAATTCGGCTTCAAGATTTGTAATTTACGCTTGTTGTGTCATTTATCTTATTCGTCGTGACCCACGTATTTTTGTTCTAGGTGGAACTGTTTTGGGCGTTCTTTATGTTATGTACAAATCTAAGATGATAAAAGAGGGATATGGATTGAGTGTGAATAGTAATGGGCGTGGATGTCAGATGCCAACTGAAGACAATCCAATGGGTAATGTACTAATTACTGATTATACAGATGCGCCAAACAGACTTGAAGCTTGTTATTATCCAGATGTTAAACCATTTGTTAAATCATATTTAGATGACCGTATTCCATATGACTCTGGTAGATCCAGATCTTCTTTACCACAGTATCAGCGCAATGCAGCCGCTCGCCAGTTTGTCACAGCTCCAGTATCTAATATTCCAGGAGATCAAACCGCTTTTGCGGAATGGTGTTATGGGAAGAAAAATAGACCAATTTGCAGAACTCATCCAGAAATATGCAATCCAAATATGCGTGGTGTCCAACTTGAAGCATTTGCTGGTCTTGATTTTGCAGGTGATAGTAGAGTTTCTCATAGAGGTCACGGAATTGCTTCAGCTTAATTAAATATTCTCATATAATAGTAAATATGGCATATCAGCTTCAACCTGGTCTTGCGATTGTTCAAAACATAGGTGCACTCCCATCAGTAAAAGCGACTGAAGAAGTTTTTGTTTATCCTCAGCCCAGTTCTTTGAACTGTGGTGGATGTCGACCAAACACTATGTTGTATGGTACGGCTCCATACATGGCTGGTAAAGGTGCTCCAGCACAGTACATTGATGTGAGTGACCAACTCCGCCCACAATCGACAACTCGTTTTGGAAAGGTTGTTGTACCAACTTATGAGCGCAACCTCTTCCCACTTACAAATATGGAATGTAAAGTTCCACTTCGCACTGTTAGCTACGAACCAATGAGTACCCGAGCGGAACTCCAGAACGGTCTCTTCCAGCAAAGATACGCTAATAAAAATGTTACTAAAAAATAAGAATGGCAGATCCCATTTCGCTTGCAGCCATAGCTGGTTTAGTTTTCGTTGGTAGAAGCTTAAGTACCAAGTCTCAACCTGAACCAGTTAAGAAGCTGGATGAATTGTCTTCATCACAGGAATATCTAGTACCCCAAGAACCTCTAATTACATATGATAATGATGTTCCCGAATTCATTGAACGTGATTTTGAACCACGTGTAGAAATACAACAAAAAAGAGAAATGGCAAGCTTTGCTGACATTTCGCTTCAACAGAGAAGCGGTGGTCAGGAGATTCTTAACATGAGAAATCGTATGTATGATACAGGTCGTATGAATAACCTTTCTCCAATTGAAAAACAAATGGTTGGCCCCGGTCTTGGTGTTGGTGCTGATACTCCAGCAAGTGGTGGATTTCAACAACTTTTCCGTGTGAACCCCATCAATGTTGGTGAATACAAACTTACTACACTTCCAGGTAGATCTGGTCCAGCTATGGATATTACAGGTGGCCGTGCCGCTGTTGTTGGTCAATTGACACATAACAAACCAGAAACAACTGCATTCTTGCCATCTCGTCTCCCGACTATGGCTGGGCGCGCTCAGGGCATGTCTGGTGCTATCCCAAGACCCAGTCATCAGAAAACTATGCGCGTAACAGCTCGCGCCGAAACTGGTCATCGCGCGGATGGTTTGGGATTCAATGGCGCTAAACGTTTTGTTTCTGCTCAGACCATGCCACAAGATCCTACACGTTTCAAGGGTGATCGTAATGATTTACACTACGAACATTACGCACATGCGGCACCAGGTATTACCAACTTCCGTGGTGCTTATGAGACCAGCGCGGCTGCTCAGATTACTACAAAGAATAACGAAGAATTGATGAAATACGGCTTCCGTCCAGAAGATCGTAGAGGTAAGGCGAACCGTATGGGTAACAGAGGTTGTATGAATGTTCGGG